GCAGCTTTGACAGGAGGTTTAGATGAGCCTTATGAATATGAAGAACCTGCAGCTAGACCTGCACCAGATACTGGCTTTGGAAAATATACTTTAGCAGGTGGAGAAGTTAAAAGACCTATAGCTACAGAAGAAGAATTAAGGAGAAGAGCAGTGGAAGGTGGTAGTCAAAATTATTTTAATCCATATACTTATGTACGGAATGCGGCAGAAGGTGGTATAGTAGGTCTACAGCAGGGAGGTATGGCTACTCCACAAGCACCATCAGCTATGTCAGCTATGCTTGCTTCTCCTATGCAACAGCAACAGCAGCAACAACCTGTACCAGTTAATATAGCTGTACAACCTACTCAACAGCAACAGCCTATGCAGCAACAGCCTATGCCTATTCAAGGTATGCCTATGCAGGGTATTCAACCTCTTCCTGATCAATCTATAGCATTTAAGAAAAACATGGATATGGAAGAGCAGCTACAACAACAGAGAACTGCTTCTTCTATTCAAGGTCAGTCAGCACTACTAGGTTTAATAAGTGGAGGAGGTAACTATCTTCAATCACAGGGCGTAAATTATCCTACAACAACACCTAGTGGTGCTATTCCCCAAGCACCAGCTATGAATCAAGGTACACAAGTTAATATGGGTACTTCAGGAGGATTTGCTCAGGGTGGTCTTTTAGGCTATAATGAGGGTGGAATGCCTTCGCAGGATCAGAGACACTTTGAGGGACAAGTAGTTGGTGCTGGTGATGGTCAGTCAGATGAAGTACCATTTAATGTAGATGGTGGAGAAGTAGATGTAGCTATGCTTTCTCCTGATGAGTATGTGCTTGCAGCAGATGTTGTCTCTTATATTGGAGATGGTTCTTCTAATGCGGGAGCGGCTAAACTAGATCAGTTTATGGTAGATGTAAGAAAACAAGCTCATGGTTCTGGTGAGCAGATTGAAGAATTTGACGAAAGAGGATTAGCAACACTAGTGGCGTAATGGAATTAATAAAAATTAATAGTAATGCAATAGAAGTAACTTGGCCGTATGTTAAAGACTTAGCTCAAAAAACTTTAGACAGATCACTTGGTGAAAGTAACTTACAAGATGTTTATAATAGTTTAGTACATGGTCAACTAATATTATGGATAGCTGTTAATAAAGAAGAGGGTATACTGGGTATAATGATAACACAAGTAGTACACCATCCTCAGTATAAACTTTTATTAATATATCTAGTAGGGTCTAAGCCACACACAATAAATAAATGGTTGGATTGGTCTTGGCAAAAAGGTTCTCCTTTATTAGAATATGCTAAAGAAAATAATTGTAAGCGTATTGAGGCTTACGTTAGAAGTGGTTGGCTTAAATTCTTAAAGAAACATGGCTTTAAAAAATGCAACACTGTTGTTACAAAGGAAGTAGAATACGATGATTGAGTCTAAGATTGAAACTAAACATATTATTACTGACCTTTCAGTTACAGAAAAAATCTGTCTCTATAATGCTCTGTATGAAGACTTAGCAGCTAAAGGTATTGAAGGAGATACTGAGCTTGCTCATGTCAACAAGGCAGAGATGGTTGTTCTTCGTGATATGGGTGGTTCAGGTACTATTAATCCTGATACAGGTCTTATTCAGTTTATGGGTGGTGGTAGTCCACCTCCCCCTCCCTCCGGTAATCAAACTGTCTCTCAAACATCTGAATTTCCAACAGAACTTAAACCATTTATTTCTGATGTCTTGGGTAAAGCACAGGCTATTCAAGAAAAACGTGAAGATGAAGGATATGTTGCTTTTGAAGGTCCACAAGTTGCTGGCTTTACTCCTGAACAAGAACAAGCCTTTACAGGTATTCAGGGACTAGTTGGTCAGGGACAGGGGTATTTTGATCCTTCTACTGCATTAGCTAAGTCTTCTGCCGTTGCTCCTACATCTGAAGCAGTACAAGCAGCTATGTCTCCCTATACTCAGAATGTAGTTGATATACAGCAGCGTGAGGCACTTCGTCAAGCAGATGTAGCGCAACAGCAGCTAGGTGCACAAGCAGTAAGTGCTGGTGGCTATGGTGGCTCACGTATGGCTATCCTAGAGGCTGAACAGAACCGTAACACTCAACAACTACTTGGTGATATACAGGCTCGTGGACAAGCTGCAGCATATGAGGATGCTCAGACACGATTAGCTCAACAGAGTGGTAGAGAGTTAGCTGCTTCTGGACAACTAATGAACCTTGGTAGCGTAGCTCCACAACAATCTCTAAAAGAATTAACTGCTGTTGAAGCTGTAGGTGCACAGAGACAGGCACAATCACAACAGGGACTAAACATAGCTAAACAACAGTTTCAAGAAGAACAGGTATTCCCAGAACAGACACTGCAACAGTATCAGTCTGTTATTCGTGGTTTTCCTCTTCAAGCTAATACTTATAAACAAAGTCAAACAACTACTCCCGCACCTAGCTTTCTTCAACAAGCAGCAGGTCTAGGTGGGCTAGGTCTAGGTGTTGCTAGTGCCTTTGGTGGTTTTGGTAAGGCACAGGGTGGTTTAGTAAGACGTATGCAAGGTGGACAAGTAGATCAGAATAGTGGTCTAGGTTCTATTGTTGTAAAGAAACAAGTAGGAGCAAAAGTAGGAGACATAGATATTACAGCTATGCCAATAGATGAGCTAAGAAGGCTTAGAGATAGAGCAAGAATGACTGATGCAGGAGAAGCTGATATATTGGACCTAGAAATTAAAAAAAGAATAACTGGTGATGATAATGCAACAATTACTGCTTTACCTACAGAAGAATTTAATCCACCTCCTTCATTAGAATTAATGTCTAAACCTACTATTACACCAACATCTGCTATACTTTCTTCTGTAATAACACCTGATGCTTCTAAACCCGAAGTATCTGAACCTACCTTTGGTTCGTTAGCTTCTTTAAAAGAAACTCCTAAATCAGATGAATATTTTGCAAAAGCAACAGAGATTTTAGGAAACAGAGAAAAACGTATTCTTGCTAAAATGGATAACCCATCAGATAAATATGAATATTTAGGAAAAATTCTTAGTGAGTATGCTAAAGGTACTCCCGGTTCTACTTTTGGTGAGTTATCTACACAAATTGCTCCGAAAGCTTTAGCTGGTGCTAAAGAGCTAAGAAAAGATAGAGAAGCTCTACAAGAAAAAGCAGAAGATACTTCTCTTCAGGTTGGTAAGCTAGGTGCTGAACAAGAAGCTAAACAGAAAAAACTAGAAGAGGCTGTATTTACTGCTTTAACAAAATCAAAACTAACTGCTAAAGATTTAAGCATTATAGCTAAAAATAAAGTAGAAGCTATTGCAAAAATACAAGTTATACAGGATGAAGGTACATTACTAAGTTTAGCAAATAATACACAAGTTGATCCTGATGTAAGATATGCTGCAAGTATTAAACTAGGACTGCCCCAAGCTCCCCCACGAACTGATGCAGTAGCTACTACTGGTCCAGAAAATGCTGGTACTCTTGCAGACAGAATACGTATAAGAGAGAGAGAGAAAAAGTAAACTAATGTCAGAACCTAAATTAACATTTGATCAAGCTTTACAAAATAAAGATTTAATTGATTCTATGTACTATTCCCTTCAGGGATTAGGAGAAGAGAATTTAGAATATGATCCAGAAACTATTCTTAATACTTTTCTTACTAAAAAAAGGTATGGAGATGTAAATATCTTTTCAACTGTAGGTCAGCTACAGGATGTTAAAGGTATGGATCAAAATACTAAAGATATGTTTGCTTATTCTTTACAAGAAACAGAAAAGCTTCCTTCTATTTTTGATGAGGGAGGAGCTTCTTCTGGTAAAGCTGTTGCTGATTATCTACTTGCAGGTATTTCTGATCCTACTAATTTGCTTTCTGCTGTTGCTGGAGCTTTTACGTTAGGATCAGGTGGTGCAGCTATTTTAGGTGCTAAAGAAGCTGCAAAGGCTGGTTTTAAACAACTGTTAAAGGCTAAAGCTAGAGCAGCTATAAGTAAACCTGTTCTAAAAAGTTTAGCAGTTGAAGGAACTGTAGCAGGTGTAGGCGGAGCAGCACAAGCAAAGGTAAAACAAGACATTGAGCAAGAAGTAGGTCTTCGTAAAGAAGGTGACTATGATATATCGTCTATTGCTTTACAAGGTTTGTTAGAAGGGACAATTTCACCTGTTGCGGGTATGCTTGGTAATGTAGCTGGTAGTTCTCTTGCATATGGTGGTAAAAAAGCATTTAATTCTATTCCTAATTCAGAAGCTGGTGCTACACTTATTAAAAAATATTTCTTACCTACTGCTGGTATATCTGATGTTACTCGTAGACTATCTGAAAGACGTATTGGAAAAGTATCTTCTGTTAAAGAACAAGCACAGGAATTAGGAGAACAATTTTCTAGTTTATCTAATCGTGTGTTTAGTGATTTACCTGAACAAGATAAGACAAAACTTCTTAATAATTTATTAGAAAATAAACCAGAAGCTAGGGCTGAAGTAGCTGCTAGAAGTCCTGAGCTTATAGAATTAGTTGATAAATTTTATGATGTAAAAAAAGAAGCTTATGATTTAGGTAAAGCATCTTTATTATCTGACAAAACTAGAGGAGTGTTTGAAAAAGATAATTCTAACTACATTCGGAATGTTTCAGAAGCATATGTAGCAACTAGAAGAAAATCATTTAATAATTTTCTTAAAGAAAATGATAATATATTGAATGATTATAGAGATGATATTATACAGAATGTACGTACATCTTCTGATGTAGCGGATAGAGCATCACAAGATGCTTTAAATGCAGGTAGTAAAATGAAAGAAGCTATTGCTATCGGACAAAAGGCAGGAACAGAGTCTATAAATCCTGCGTACTTGGGCGTGGCTCAAAAGTTTATGTCTAAAAATGAGCTAACAGGTAACTGGGATATTATTTTACCTGATGCTAAAGTTAATAAAATTATTAAGCAGGAAGCTAAAAAATTATATACACCTTCTGTTTTAAAAAGAAAAGAAACTGGTCCATTTAAAGCTAAACAAGAAGTTCCAGAAGTTGTTAAAACTTTAATTGGTTATAACAATAAACCAGCCTTACGTATTGCAGAAACTGTAAATGGTATTGTAGATACAGCTTCTAAGACATCTTTAGCTGGAGATATAATAGGAGATGCTGCACGTTTAAGGTTAGGTGGTATTTTTAAGGACCAAGCTACTGCAACAAAAGAACTTGGATCAGACGTTACTAGATTAACTGGTGCAAAGGATTCTCCTTTTAATTTACCAGAACAGTATATAGATGACTCACTAAAGAATGCATGGGTAGAAAAACAATACGCTAGTCAATTAAAGGAACTTTTTGAAGATGCTCCTTTTTTAGCTGGTAAGTTACAAGAATCCGCTCCTTTATTAGCAAGTGGTTACAGAAATGCATTAGCTGGTCAGAACTTTGCTAAAGCAGGTAAGACTGTATATTCACCAATAGCTCATGTTAGAAATGCTATAGGTGCAGCAGGTTATGTATGGGCAAGTGGTAATCCTCTTGGTATTTATCAAGCTGTTAAAACTTGGAAATTTATACCAAAAGAACAACGTGCTGCTAGTTGGAAAGAGTTTGAGGACTTAGGACTTAAAGGTTCTAACATTGATTTAAATCAAGTTCTTCGTCGTTTTGGAGATATCACTAGTAGTGGTGATTCCTATAATGCTTGGCAGAGTGCTTTATATTTAGGAAAAACTGGTAAGGCTGCACGAAAAGTTTATCAGGCTACTGACGATCTTGGAAAATTTTCTGCTTACTTAAATGAAAAAAGAGTAGCAAATAACGTATTTGATAATCTTACTCCTGATCAACAGCAGAGTAAACTAGCTAAGTTTTCTGAAGAATATCAGATTGATCCTTCAGTAGTTACTAAGGCTGACTACATTAAAGAGGTAGCTGCAAAAAATACAGCTAATATAACTCCTTTATACGGACGTATCTCTCCTATCTTTGAGAGATTAAGAACTGTTCCTGTTGTAGGTTCTTTCGTTGCTTACCCTGCAGAGCGTCTTCGTAATACTTACAATATTTTAAAATTAGGAACAGACGAGTTACGTGAGGGTTTTGAATTAGGTAATAAAACTTTACAAAAACAAGGGGCAGCTAGACTAGCCAATTGGTATGCTGCTCAAGGTTCAATGTATGCTGCTGCTTATGCCGCTAATGAATATTCGGGATTAGGTGAAAAATTAGATTCAATTAGAAAAGCATTTTTACCAGAATATAAGAAAGACAATGCTCTTTTAATTACAGGTAAAACTGCTACTGGTATGCCTAAGTTCATTGATTTAAGTTACATACATCCTGATTCTAACTTTCTAGGAGCAATAACTCCTATGATTTTAAAAGCTTCTCGTGGAGAAGATGTCTCTAAGGATTTAGATAGTCAGTTATTAGAATCAGGAACTAGATTATTAGAACCTTACATTAGTAAAAGTTTAGTTTTTGATGCTGCTGAAAGTCTAAAAAACTTTGTTACTTCTGGAGGAGATGTGTCTCAATTAGGAGGAGTAGTAAAAGCATTAGAACCGGGTTATGTAAAAATTGTTAGAGATATGGCAATAGATGCAGGTGTTTTTGAAAAATTTGGTTCAGCAGGTTACGATGCAGAAACATTCTTTGAACCACGTAGGTTTGGAGAAGTTGTTGAAAGAGGAATGCAAGGTACTGGATTAACTAAGGTAGTTGCAAGTGAACTTGGTGTAGATGAAGACTTTGCAGATGTCCTTGCAAAGAATGCTTTACTATACCCCGGTTTAAAAGAAGAATCTATTGATCCTCGTAAGGCTATTGGCTTTGCTTTAAATAATTTAAAAAGAAATAATCAAGCTAATTGGAATGAGTTTACTAAAGATTTAACCAACGCTCTTATTGATCCTTCTGGTCAATTTGATACAAAATCAATTCTTAGAGAATATGCTGATCAACTAGACTCTCAATTTGAGGGACAAAAAGGATTATCAAAACTTCTTTCTAATATGGAAGATATAATTCCAAGACAAGAATTATTTAAAATTCTTAAATCTAAAAGTTTAAGAGGTGTAACTCCTTCCACTAAAGACTTTATATCATTCCTTAATAGTAAATCTGTTCCTATTGTTCTCTCAACTAATAATAAATTTTGGGCTGATATTAATAATGATCTTATTCTTAAAACAGGTAAAACATATTCAAATGATCTTGTCGAACTAAGAGATTATTTTAGAGAAATAGAACTATTTTATTCAGGAAGAGATTTATCTAAGGAACTTCCAGATATAGAAATAGGAGAATAAAATGCCAGAAGCTACAATGTTATGGAACTTACTGCTCAGTGTGGTTGCTGGTGCTATGGTATGGTGGATACGTGGAGTAAACACACGTATAGAAGAAACTCGTGTGCTAGTAAGTCGTACTCGTGAAGACATAGCTAGGGACTACGCTCTAAAGGATGATGTAGATAAAGACCTGAGACAGATTATGGCTAGATTTGATCGCTTAGAAACTAAGTTAGATAACTTACTAGAAAGAATGGCTAAGTAATGTCAGATAATAAAGACTCTTGGAAATATTTTACTAAGGAAGAACTAAGCTGTAAAGGTACAGATGAATGCTTTATGAACGAAGAGTTTATGAAGCAACTACATCGTCTTCGTGAAGACTATGCCAGACCTATGACTATCACCTCTGGGTATAGGGATGTCGCATATAATACAGTTATTGGTGGCTCACCTAATTCAGCACACATCTTAGGTCAGGCTGTAGATATAGCTGTATCAGGCAATCTAGCTTATGATTTAATTAGGATGGCTATGCTACACGGCTTTACAGGGATCGGTGTAGCCCAACGTGGTCCACACAACAAAAGATTTATTCATATAGATAATATAGTAAACTCAGATACATCACCTAGACCTACTATTTGGAGTTATAAATAAAAAGGAGACATATCAATGGAGGGAGCTATTGATATACGATTAGTACTAACATTAGCTGGAATATTATTTAGTGTAGCTGGTGCTAGTGCTGTAGCTAAAATGCAGATAAAACAGTTGGTAGAAAAAATTGAAGATATGGAACAACGCCTAAGAAAAATGGATACTAGGTGTGATAAACTTGTTACAGTAACTGAAACACAAGAACAAAGAACAAATATATTAGCTAAAATGGCTAGTCCAGAAAATCTTAGGCGTGATCATATGCAGTTAGCAGAGCTATTAGTTCATGTGAAAGAATTACAAAAAAATTGTGACAGGCTCTACTCTATGCATAATGGTAAACATCCGCCTGTTGCTAATGAACGTAAGGCTGATTAAAGGGGGAAGACTAGACTATAGAAGGGTCAGCAGATAATTCTGAAGACCCTTCTTCGTCTTGATGCGAAGCATCTAGAAACTCATCTAAAGTTTCTTCTAGCTCCTCAACTTCTTCAAGTAACTCTTCCATCTCTTCTTCTTGCTCATCGAACCAAGAACACTTTGTGAAAAGTTTAATGGTTCTTTCTTCGCCCAATAATTCGAGACTTTTAACGATATCTTCTTCCACTTCCTCAATAGTAGTAGGTGCATCTTCGTCCGTAGGAGTACGTAGCCTACTAAGAAGTTCAAGTGCTTTAAGCGCAGAGTTAGTGTGATTATTGTTGGTAGCATAAGTATACTGCTTTTCAATCTCAGAAACATAATCAATAGATGTCTCCATTTCTTTTTCAAGGTCTTCAATCCTTTCTTTTACTTCAACTACCTTTAGTAGCCTACTTCCTTGATTGTAGGCAGACCTACCGGCATACCCTGCAGCCTTAGCAGCTTCAGTGGCATTCCGGTAGAGTACATATGCCTGTGCAAACTTCTCTTGTTTATCGTTAAGAGCCATTGTCCTACTTTAAATTATCTCTAGCTACGCCCTTCCACTTCTCAGCGGTACGCATACCACCAAGTCCTAGAAGAGACATAAGCAGTGTCATCAGTGCTTGAGTTTCCAGTGTAGGTAGAACTACAACAGGATACCACAGAGCAAAGCCCCAACTAAGAATAGGTGCAAAGATAAACTGCCATGACAGAGCAAAGCAACAGACCCACATAATAGCAGGTCTTGCTCCGCTGACAAAGATAGAGGGATGCTTTGCCTGTTCAATGTTTGCTTGTGCCTGAGCAAGATCAAGAGACACTATCTGTTGATTAAGTTCAGCCTCTAGTTTAGTTTTTAGGTCTTTGTCTTCTACAAACTTGTCTAGTATTTTGCCTGTAACACCAATAACTGATTCTGCAATACCTAACATTGTTCAATTAACTCCTTATAATTTTTCTTATCTGCATGATAAGTATTTTTAAATACTTCTGATACAAGAGTATTATCACCATATACAGTAATATTCATATCAAGGTCTTGGTTACTAAATAATTTCTCACAATCCTGCCCCATAGCTAGTAGCTCTCCTGTAGTCCAAAAGTTACTACCATTTGTTTCAACATTAAGATATTTAGGTTTATCATCCTCAGTCTTTTCTTTTTTCATGTCTTCTGTAACTTCTGGTATATTACAATCAAAACCAAAGAGATGAAAGTTACGAAAACCAAGGATGTGGGACATGCCAATAGCTCGCATAGCTGAACACGTTCCACCAGTTACAAAGGTTGTGTCTTTTTGAATGTTAATATCTTTATCAATAGCAAAGCTTTCACCCTTAGCTGCTGCCGCAACTGCTTCAGAGTATGCATGCCAGCCATAGATTTCGTCTGTCTTATCCATAAGATACTTAGTAACACTTACATCTGTCATAGATGCAATAAGAAACTTTGTTTTGTTATTAACAACATTAAATAAATCTTTACGTACAGTACCATGTGTAGATACACCGTCAATAGAACGCGGATCAAGAATAACACAAGCATAAGGATCAATGTTATTCTGTAACAGCTTAGGATAACTATGTTTAACACAGAAGACAGTACCCTTAGTCTTCTCAATAATGTGCTTTAGTTCTATGTAGTTAGTAGATGGTCCAGCGGAGACAATTATAGCGTGTTCTCCGTTAGGTTTACATGTTTGTACAAAACCCCACTTTTTAATTAGATCAACATTTTCATTAATGCTGTCCATAATATACTCTTTAGGCATAGAGTCTTTAGGTTTAATAATAATAGGAACTTTAAGCAAGTCTGCTGGAGGTTGTGGAAGATCATCCTTAGATAAGAGTAGAGCAAGATGTGTGATACCACCATCTTTTACTTTGTCTTGTGAAGGAAGAACAATACAACGACCTTCAGTTAGCGTCTTTGCAAAACCATCAACAAGTCTATTAGTTCCTAAATACTCTTCTCCAAGAATATTACCTTCTTGATCCTTGCTGAAGTAGTCATCAAATACAATAACATCACAGTGCTTTAGGTTTGCATAGTCCTGTAGAACTGTTTCTTCAGAATGACCACCATCTATAAAAGCAAAGTTTGCTTTAGCAATACTTTTTTTATTGGTAACTAGTGTTTCTTTACTATCTCCTTTATGAAGTTCAAAGCTAAACTCTTTACCCTTTTCCTTCATCTTGTCAGAGAATTCTTGAAGTCTATTATTAACAGCTACAATTGTGTTATGTGGTTTACTGTTTAACTCATACTTATCTAACTCTTCTGTAGCTTCTTCAAACAAATCAAAGCCAATGTAGTGTATCTTATCTTTGCTCTCAAATGACGCTAGAGCCATCTCAATGGCACGTCCACCATTCCATGTACCAACCTCTACAAAAGTCTCACTACCATATGTACGTATAAGATCAGCAAGCTGACGATATCGTGGTAGCTTTACATCTGGTGCTACTTCAGTATTTGATAGATTATTTTTCAAGGCACCCTTGTAGTGTGTCATGTACTGAGATAGGGGAGAGTTCTTGAAAGCTTCAAGTCCTGCTACATCAGGCGTTAGATTGTGAACACGCATACCATGCGCTGTATAAATCTTTAGTAGACGTTCAAAGATAAAGCCATCATGCCACTCACGATAAGAGACAACCTCTCCAATATCGTAACAACCACGAAGGTCAGCAATCATATAGATAGGTGATTCGTAGTTAAGATTAAAACCAATGAAGGAAGTCTCACTATAATCTACATCCTTACGACCAAGATGTACTAGCTCTGCCTTCTCTGGTAAAAGGGCTGATACCTTCTCTACAGTGAGGGGCTTGGTTGTTACTGTATCTGCGTCTATCCAACACATCCAACCAGCCTGTGCGTCGTTGTCAGCTAGTTCTAGACCATAGTCAGTTAGAGCGTAGACCTTATGACACCACTTGATAGCATCCATACGCCAGTTATAAGCTACCTGACCATTAGCTGTACCATCATACGCCTTCATACGTTCGCGATATGAGAGCATGTCTTCTACTTCATTAAGATTACGATACTCAATGTTACTTGCTTGAGGAAAGGAAGACACAAGTTCTTCTTCGCAATCGTGATAATAAGCTGTTAGTTTTAGATCAGGATGCCAATGTTCTTTGACAGACAGAAGCATCTTTTCTGCATAACGACCAAAGCCATCTTCACTAAATGAAGTGACAAAATTAATAACCATAAACTTTAGTTTCCTTTTTTACTTTAATTACTTAGCATAAATCGATAAAAATCTGTCCACTCTTTAGCATACTTAGCATCTATATCTCTTTTAGGTTTCCAATCAGGATAGACAGGACCACCAGTAGTGAAGTGTACATTTTTAGGGGAGATGTCTTCATCTGAATCTCCATCAAGCCAGTTCCACTCTAAGGGAATATTACCTATAGGATAAATGTCCATCCATTCAAAAGCATGTAGCCAACTTCCCGACTTTGTATTTACGTCAGATATAGTAAGTTCTTTAACCCAAGGATGATCACAGTTCCACAGGACAAAAGAAGACCAATTTTTTCTATGGTAAATAGTTTGGACCTGACCATCCATCTTAGTTGTTTCTATAGGAGCATGAGTGTGCTGTACGCAACTAATAGCTTTATCTTTGTCTGTTCCATAGACATCAAATATTTCTGTAATATCAGAACGTACAAACATGTCAGCATCCATAAAGAGTGCTAGACCTGACATCTGATTTAAAAATGGAACTAAGAATCTAGTGAAACTAAATTCTGTGGAGAAAGGCTTGCCATCAAAAACATCTACACGATTACCATCTAGATTTATTTCTGGACTACGCCAATATAATCCTGCTCGCCTAACTTCTTTTTGTATAATAGGAACAATGTTATATGTATTTGTTGTATTTATTCTGATAGATTTATCTAGAACTTTTACGTAGTCATGCTCACGAGGATCATAACCAATATAAATTGTTGGGAGTTTGTTTATAGGCACCGCTGGAATACTCTTATTATTAGATTATTCCTTACAGTATAAAACTTATTTCAACAGAAGTCAACAACTATTTTTAGCTTAACTAAATCTTGATCCCCTAAACCAACATACTAGAGAATACCTGTTACCTTCTGTTACAGGCTTTACCCTGTGGTGTAGGAAGGAAGGGAATACTAAGACAGAACCTATTCCCTTTGCTTTAAGAAGTGTCTGATGCCTGTGACGAACATTAGGTGCACACCACTTTTCTATTTGAAACTCACCGCCTTCGTAGTCGTCATTTAAATTAACAGCGACAGTGATCTTTCTAAAAGAAATATCGTCGTCTTTCTCAACACCCATATCTATATGCCAATCATAGAACTCTCCCTGTCCGTAGGAAGATACTTGAGGTATTTCGTGACTATCTACATCAAAAAACCAATTAGCTTCTACGTTAGCTTTCTCAGCATACACGCTAAGTATCTCAATAATTTCTGGATTATTAAACCATTTAATTTTATTGTTTCTATAAGAAGAATCTTCTACATCTTTGCCTTCTTTGTAAACATCAGCTTTCTTAAACTCTGCTTTAGATATGCTAACAATACCTTTACATAATTCTTCTGGTAGCTGGTGTTCATAAAGTCTATAAGGATATAAATTAAGCATTCTTCTTTCTGGTCTTCCTAGTTTTTTTCTTCTTTTTGTTAAGTCTATTTTTCTTTACTGACTTATCAGGGTTACGATCAAAGGAACTGTTCTGGCTCTTGGTGGTAACTCTTATATTAGATTTCTTATTAGAACCACCCTTACTGATAGGCTTAATGTGATCAAGTTCTTTACCATCACCCACCCTTACACGACCCTCTCGTATAGCTTTTCTACGTGCTTTATTTCTTGCTACACGTTTAGCAATATTTTTAGGCTTGCTCTTTGTTACCTCATTTTCTCTCTTGTAATTACGTGCCACAATACTCTCCCTATTATGTTAATTAGATACACCTGCTAGGTCTAATTTTAACACACTGTAGAATACTTAACAATGTTATAAGATGTGTTAATCATTATAACTATTTAGTTTTCCATACATCACCCCAATTACCCTGCAAAGCTCCTTTAGCGTAATCAGTAGCACGGTTCTCAAAGAAGTTGGTATGAGTAGGTGCATTGATCATAGTCTCTACCCAAGGGAGAGGATTAGTTTTTACTTTATAAATACCTTTTAAACCCATAGAGATAAGACGACGATCTGCAATGTACCTAATGTATTCTTTTACTTCATAGTCTCTCAGTCCTTCAACCTTACCCATTTTAAAGGCAAGATCAACAAACTTATCTTCCAACTCTACCATGTCGGTAGCTGTAGTGTATATCTCTCCCTTTGTCTTGTCATTCCATATGTCACGGTTCTCTTCGACATATGCACGAAACAATTGGATCATACCTTCAGCGTGTTGTGTTTCATCTACAATAGACCATGTAACAATCTGACCCATCCCCTTCATTTTACCGTGTCGTGGAAAGTTTAACAACATAATAAAAGAAGAGAAGAGTGCTAGACCCTCAGTAAAAGCAGAGATAGCTGCGATCTTCAGAGGCACTGAAGCATCACCAGAGAGTTTGTCATGGAAGTACTCGTGCTTATTCTGCATTGCTTCGTACTCTAGAAACTCATTGTATGTCGTATCAGGCATACCTAGAGACTCTATGAGATGCGAGTAAGCAGCTACGTGCAGTGCTTCACGAGCAGCAAAGCTCGTAAGCATCATACGCACTTCTGGTTGAGGAAATAGTGGTAGATAATTATTTACATAACCACCAGCTACATCGATGTCTGACTGAGTAAAGAAACGAAAGATGTTAGTTAGAAAATACTTCTCTTCTGTAGATAGGTTAGTTTTCCAATCCTTAACGTCTTCCATCATTGGAACTTCAGTATGTAACCAATGGGACTGTTCATGCTTTAGCCAAGCATCATACGCCCAAGGATAGTGAAAAGGCTTGAAGTAGTTACGTTCGTCTTGAAGTTTAAGTTTTGCAGTCATTAGATTTCTCCAAATAAGTTACAGCCTTTTTTAGCACAGTTAGATCATCATCGAACCATCCTAGTGCTGAGTTACATTTATTACAAAGCCACCCTCTAAATTTTCCTGTATTATGATTATGATCTAAACACCAAGAATTATTCCAATGCTGTCTAGTCTTATCGGATGTATCTTCATAAAATTCTCCCTTTTTTCTAGAACAGATAGGACATTTGTAATTTTTATCTGGTAAGGGAGTTGTTTTTAACAAATGTCGTCGCTGTCTCTGATTTTTTTTGTAACAATCATTACATTTATTGCGTATCTTTGGAGTTCCGTCTATTCTTCGTGATCCTCCTACTGCTGAATAGCATGTTATAGGTAAGCCTATTTTACAAGAGGAACATTTTTTTAGTTCCTGCCCTTCATCAAAGTATAAATTATTCTCAAAGAGGTCAAGCTGTGACATTTATTTATCCCTCACAAGCTAGACATTTATTTATCCCTCACACGCTAAACATTCTTCACCAGAGGCAAGTGCTTGCATATCAATCTCTTGAATGATCTGTCGTTCAATCTTACGAGATACTTTATCAGCCTTACCAATCTTCTCTGAGCGGCAGTAGTACATAGTCTTCAGTCCCTTCTTCCAAGCCATGAAGTGTACAGCATGTAGGTAGCTGATGTCAACGTCAGGACGAAAGAAGATGTTTAGTGACTGTGCCTGATCAATATACTGCTGACGATCTGCTGCATGTTCAATTATCCAACGCTGGTCGATTTCCATTGAGGTTTTGTAAACTTCTTTCTCAATATCCGTAAGACAACGAAGATGCTGTACAGAACCATCATTGGCAATAACAGAAGACCAGATTTTATCGTAGTTGAGTTTAATATCTTCACTACATTTCTCCTTGATAAGCTTGTCTAAGAATTTATTCTTGTTTAGAAAAGCACCACTAATCGTATCTTGACGGTAGGCGTTAGCTCTCCAAGGTTCGATTGAAGGGGAGGTGTTTCCCATAATGATTGAAGAAGAAGCGTTTGGTGCAACTGCCATAATGTGACTACAGCGTAATCCTGTTCCATGTGCATCAGGCGCTTCACCTCTTTCTTCTCCCAACTTTCTATTTGCTGCATCAAGCTCTGTTCTGATGTGCTTGAACATACGCATGTTGAGTGACTTGGCAATGGCTGACTCAAATGACACGCCCTTGCTTTGAAGATAGGCGTGGAAACCCAATGCTCCAACACCAACTGATCGTTCGCGCATGGCTGAGTACTTAGCACGGCTGATGGTATCAGGAGCATTATCAATAAAAGTCTGTAGAACATTATCTAACATCTCCAATACATCTGAAAGGAACTGCTTGTCCTTAGACCACTGATCAAAATACTCTAGATTTACAGAAGATAAACAACATACTGCTGTACGATCTGCTGATGTAGGAAGAATAATCTCAGAGCAAAGATTAGACTGATGTACCTTCAGACCTTTCTGCTTTAGCCATGATGGTAGTTGTTCATTAGAACGATCAATAAAGTGTAGGTATGGTTCTCCTGTCTGCATACGCATCTCAAGGATACGTTGCCATAGTTCTTTAGCTGAGACTACATCATATACTTTCTTTGAATGGGGATCACGTAACTCCCAGCTATCATAAGCATTATCATCTGTCATACATGTTTCTATCAACTTCATAAAGTCATCAGTGATGTTGATACCATGATGCATGTTTAAGCAACGAGTGTTCTGATCACCTGTAGGCTTACGCATCTCAAGGAAGACTAGGATATCAGGATGGTCTATATCAAGATAAGCAGCGTAAGAACCTCTGCGCGTCTTTCCCTGTCTGTACGCGAGGGAAGAGGCATCATACATCTTGAGGTGAGGCATAACACCAGTAGACTTATCATCTGATGACCGTATGCCAAAACCTATACCAACCCCACCACCAAGCATAGATAGCCAATTAGTCTCAGAAAGATTCTCTACTAATCCTTCTGCGCTATCGTGTATATAATTTAGATAACAAGAGATAGGAAGTCCACGAGAAGACTTACCATAGGATAGGATGGGTGTAGAATATGACAACCAATGCTTAGAGGAATAGTCATAGAGACGTTGAGCATGTTCTGGATCAGAAGAGAATGCTTTAGAGACATATGCGAACCTCTCCTGCGGAGAAAGCTCATGGTCCATCATGTAGGATTCTTTTAGTCTTGCTATACCTAACTCTTCAAATAGACTGTCTCTCTCTGGTAATGTAGTAATGTTTAAGCTAGGCGTTTGCATCTCATTCTCCCTGATTTTGATCGTGAACGTGAAGCATAATGATAGCATAATGCAAGATTTTCAACAAGTCTTTGCGGTTCTTACCCTCCTTTTTTCCATAGCGTTTCCAGTACTTTTGGATGTTACCCATGCAAAAACCTTCTGCATAGCCAGCATCCACAATTGTATCAGTAGCTTGATACTTAGACTGTCCGTAGTGTTGGTTGTAAGTAGTTATAATATATTGTTGTAACTCAGTTAGATAGGTGTCTTCATTAAACTTATAATCTTTCAACGTAGTTATTCCTTCCCTAGCATACCGCATACTCTGAATAATTTCGTGATCTCTATCTAATTTAGGAGGCATATGAATTTATCTTTCTTATTCATAGTTTAATACCGTATTGATACGTTTACGTATATACTTAACTTCCTTAGAGCGTAATACCTTAAAGGCAAAGGAACGCATGTCTCTAGAAGATATACCTGCTAGATCGCAGATGTCTGTGAAGTCTTCTGAAGTAACCCCAATAGAAGCGAAGAACCAAGCTTGAGCAGAACGCCTAGCCATCTTCTCTTCTTCTGGTTCGCTAGTTGTTTCAGGTTTTGTTGCGTCGAGGAGTGCTTGAAGTATTACGCTTAGAAATAGAACTCTTTCTGGATTTTCTTTGTTTTGACTGTCCAGAAGATGCTCTACGTTTACTAAGAACGTCTCTTCCCCCGTCTGTTGTTTTCCGTTTTGGTTGTTCATTTGCCCACTCTTCAATTACTTGATGATCTGAGTTTTTACAAAATAGGTAACCATTTTTAATACACCAATCTGCATAAGACGACTTAGCTCCTTTGTTTAGTTTGCCATTAGGGTTATCGAAGACAAACCGGATATCTAAGTCTGGTTGATGCTCTCTAACAAAGAGGTGCTTCTTTCTGTCTTCTAGTTTAAATCTACCTTTTACTTCTAAATAGATACCGTTAGGTAGAAGAAAATCTGGAAGATATTTTTTATATTCTAGCCATGTATATTCAATATAATGTGGTTCAAAAGAAAAGGGAACTTTAATAGCTTCTAAGAGTTCTCCTGTCTTCTTTTCAGAACCTGATCTATACCTGTGCTGCATCAGTTATTTCCGGTACATTAGGAGTTTTACCAACTGTGACCAGATGCTTAGGACCATTCGAGTACATGAATGTACGTATTCCTTTACCATCATTAGCGTCTTTCCAACAAGTAAACTTATAATCACAATAGTTACAGCCGAAAGCCAGCTTAAAATTACCACCAGCACCGTCAGCAACAGAACTATAACATTTTTCAGGTGGTTCGTCACTCTTTAAAAACTTTCTAATATCATCTATTCGAGTGACAGGATTTATCATATCCATATCGTCTATGGGACAGTAACATAACTCACCTGTTGTTTTATCTATGACAACAAAGCCAGCGTTCGGATTATTATCCGCTTCTGAATAAGAAGACAACTGAGCAATGTAACCAAAGGGATCATCTGTGAGTATGCCACCGTCCCTAAACTTCTTGAAGCTAAAGCTAGAGGCTGACTTAAAGTCAATAAGAACACCGTCGATGGTAGCATCCTTATGTCCCTTAACACCATTAACATGTAGCTCTGCTTGTTCTTCTTTTATTTCATGTCCAGCTACTTTAGTGAACAGAATAAGAAGCTCTTCAAGGATATGACCATAAAGGAATTTGATAAGTGTAGGAGCAGGTAGCGGTTCTTTCTTAGCTCCCCTCATTTCATACCAAATCTTTCTATCTTTATGACCTACAAGAGATAGACGTAGATTAGGTTCTCTTTCTTTACGTACTTCAGAGATAGCGGAGGCAACAGAAGCGACTACTGCTTCAGCAAAAGCGTCGAGGTGCTTTTTTTCTATTGTTATTTCCTCGTCATTAGTAAACAACGCATAGATGTCATCTACTAATGTTTCGATTGATTTAGTCATCTTCTGCTGCCTCTCTATTTAGCTACTATGCAGCTTTAGCGGTAGGCTCTGCAAGTAGCTTATATCGTGTGTACGCACCAGCGGGAGACATGGCACGTACAGCGACGATTGTATAACCCTTCTTACGAAGGCGTGAGATAGTTGCTGTTAGGTTCTCACACCAGCTACGCTCAAGTGATGTCTTTCGTGTCACTCGCATTCCGCGACGAAGGGCTGTAAGTACTAGTGATTCATTGGTCTTCATTATTATATTTCCTTTCTATTATTTCAGAGTGCTTCTAGTTCACTATCAATGCTGAATCCATCTTCGTCTTGAAAGTCAGTAGATGCATCACCATATTCTACAAGATCAATAACCTGCATAGCCATGAAGTCTGCGCTAACCCCACTCTTACCAGCATAGTTGTAATCAAAGGGTTGAATCTTTACCTTTGCTACTGAACCATTACCAATAAGACGACTGTCCCAAGGATTACGCTTTGAATCAATAACCCGTGGAGCTTCACGATCACTGCCGTCTTTCTTGGTAGTCTTACGTTTAGCTGAGAAGAAATCACCGCGATCATCACCCTTGTTCTTAATGGTAAGACCGATTGACGAAAGCTTCTCACGAGAGTCGTCATCTTCAAGACATACGTCCACCTGCCAAGCAGGTTCATAGGTAGTGTTAGGCTCTACCACTGAAGCCCAAAAGACCTTACCTTTGATAAGGATAGGATCGTATTTCGTATTAGCCATTTCTTAAATCTCCATTTAGATGCCCAATGATTAGGGCTGTTTCAATTAACAACATTGATACTACTCAACTCACTTAGACCTGTCAACTCCTTTTTCTGTGTAAGAGATATATTTTTTTACTGCGTCATCAAAATCTAATAAGTCTTTCTGATGTGCAGCATACACTCTTCTTCCTACAACCTCAATTCTTTTTTCGTCATGCAATTCATAGGAAGGTAGAAAACCTTTAATATCATATTCATTAAGATTATTTTCTACAATTAGACCAAAGATATCTATGTCCGGTAAAGGTCCAATGTTAGCTAAGAGCTTTCCTGTTTTATATTTAGTAGCTTTAACATCTACACTAAAGCCTTCTATAACTATATCTCCTAAGTCTGTTTTGTTAGCCTTAGATTTAGGCTTAAACATAAACATATCTTCTGGATATTGATTACAGAATTTATAGATAGCCATTTCTGCTCTAGCACCTAGCTGGTCTATCTCTATAGGATCAGTTTTCTTGTATCTATTGTCAGGTGTATTAAGCTTTCTACTTGAAGAATTTCTTTTTGAACCAATTAAGTTAGCAAACTTAACTTCGTCTTCCGTTAGAAATATTAATGTGTTTCGGACCAGTTCAGGCCGACTTTGTACTCGCTGTCTAGCGGACATCTTAAATTCAACTCCTTTTCAGTTAGCTTCATAGCTTCTCTAGTCAGTTTACCAAACTGTTCAGCCTGTTCTTTATGACAGTCAAACTGATATTCATCGTGTATACTAGCAACCAATCTAACGTCTAGCCTGTTCTTTTTAATTAACTGATCAATGAACACGACCCATTGCTTACAGATGATAGCACCAGCACCCTGAAGAAGTAAGTTCATAGCAGCGTGTTGATGTCTGACATGTAACTTTCTACCATCAAGACCGGGAATATATCCTGATCTAGATATCTTGTCAACCTTACTTCTTAACTTAGCTAGGGCAGGTAACGCACCTAGAAAATTATCCATAAGCTTCTGACCATCTGCAGCGGAACCACCCACTATACTACCAATCTTAGCTGAACCTGCCCCATAAATAAATGCATAGATAAATGTTTTCGATTGATCCCGCGTATCTAAGCCAGCAGCTTTCTGATTAGCTGTATGAATATCCCCTTCAACAACTTCCTTAGTGTAGTCGTCGTCTTTCATGTAGTGAGCAAGACATCTTAGTTCCAATGAGCTTGCGTCACAACCAACGAGAACACGATCAGGAGAAGAAGAACTCCAGCAAGCTCTGCACTGCTTCCCATAGGGAGAGTAGACTGCTGGAACTTGTGCCATGTTCGGACCAAAGTGTGCCATACGTCCTGATATAGCTTTAAGTGTAAGAACTTTTCCATGTACCTTTCCATCTTCTTCTAATAATTCTAACCATGATTTAATTTGTGCAGTTCGTTTGTTAAGAAGTAGATACTCAGCAATCATCTTAGCTTCTGGTATATCTACATTCTTTAAAGTACCTTCATCTACAATAGGATGACCAGTAGGTGTAAACTTATCAGGTTGCCATCCTTGTTCCATTAGACGCGCAGCTATCTGTTGTCTGCTGGAGGGGTTAAAGATAATGATCTTATCCTTCAGTCTTTTCCCCGTCTTGTCTGAAACTCTTTCCTGAGTTATTGGTGGA